GTGTTCTTAAATTTGTTAGCACAAGCGCTACAAGACAAATTTACCAGATGTTAAGTACTAAACTCGTAGAGTTTATAGAAATTGAAAATTTCTAGAGTACTTAACATCGGTATTTGCCGGTACTAGGCAAATACATGTTCTTGATTATAATATCCTCAAAAATATTATATTTTATTTTCAACTTTATTGAATAAATTAATTAGGTGGGATATTTGCCAAATATCGTGAATTACGTCGCTCAATCATCGTCTGAACAAGTTCATGAATTTGAACCATAATTTCTACATCATCCACAGCCTCTACATATGTTATCTCACGCTTTGGAATATTTTGTGTGTTCTTGAAAAGTTCGTTAACAACCTTATTAGTAATCTTCTTGGCCTCTTGGTAGATAGAATCCTGATTAATTTGCATTTTAGGCTACATTAAAATAGTTATTAGATATTTTAATATATTAATTTTTCAATTTTTTAGAAATTGTCGAACTTTAAACTCAAAGAGTTCTGATAATTTCGTAAGGTCGTAGACCTAAAACATATTTCAGATACTTATATTTCAAATAAAAATTAATAAATTTTTAATTATGATATAACGTATCTTTCAGATACCGTGAAGTGCCAAATTTAAGAACGCTTTTTTTCAAAAAATGTTCTTAAATTTGTTAGCACAAGCGCTACAAGACAAATTTACCAGATATTAAGTACTACGTACTTAATATCGGTATTTGCCGGTACTTATATTTCAATCAAATCCAACTTCAATTGACGAGCAATACTCTTCAAAGACACAATAAGTTTATCCACACATTCATTAAATATATTCGTAATATTTGATTTCGTCTTGTATCTAATCTGTAAATTTCTCATTGCAATATTTGGCTGATGATCACCTATAAATTCACTATCTTCATGCATTTGTAAAATATATCCTAAAATACCACCCAATGTCATATCTTCATTAGGAATTTCCAAAATACCTTCTCTTTGTTGATCAACACCAATCTTTTCATTTATCAAATTATTCAAAAACTCTAATCTCATAATTAAACAAGATAATCCACGACGAAGAATTTCTCTCTCGTCAAATTGTTGTTTAGATTCAAATCTAAATATAAATTTATTTTCTTCAAGCTGTTCATATGCACATGCAGCTACACAATCATAAATAGCAGGATTTGCATACTTTTCTTCCAAGTTCAAACCAATTCTTGCTTCACATGTACATTCAAATTCTTCATTGTTATTCAACTTTACAAACAAAAAAGGTTTCTTATACGGGGACTTTATTTCTTTTCCAAGATAATAAAACTTGGCCATGTCTGTAGTAACTAGGGCTAATTTTCCGGTTTTATTTTTATATGAAACGAACATTGTAAAAAAGTTCTCTTTTTCAGATTTACCATCATAATAATTCAAAAAATGCTTTACGGTGTCTTCATTGTTATTTACATACATAATCGGCATATTTGCTAATCTTTCTCTTACTTGATCATTGTTGACAATACTAGAGTTTTTTGTAATTTTAATTTGATCGTAAGGGAATGCATAAGTTGGAATATATGTTTTCATGACCCTACGCAACATATTTGCATAATGAAAGGTGATGCCTGTTAATTCAATTTCAATATTAGAGTTGGAATAATCTCCGGTACATTTGTTATTTGTAATAATTTTTGCAGTAACTTTCTCCATTTTATTATATTACTATATAATAAAATCCTTATACTTTATTTTTTCAATTATTAAAAATTGTCGATCTAGTTGAAAACTATGATCTGACAATTTTGTATAGCCGTAGGTTAAAAATTGTCGATCTAGTTGAAAACTATGATCTGACAATTTTGTATAGCCGTAGGTTAAAAATTGTCGATCTAGTTGAAAACTATGATCTGACAATTTTGTATAGTCTACGACTATTGTTGTTCTAAAATAGTTTAACTATTAAATTACCCCAAGGAGTCAATATATTTTCATTATTCTCAAACGCTAATATTTCATTAAATACCTTCCATATATCACTAGACACTAATTTATACTTTAACAATCTCTTCATTTCCAATATATTCAATTGTTTATTCTTGTGAATTCCTTTCATCATTCCTAATATATGAAAAATTAAATAATATTTATTATCTTGTTGAAATAATTTTTTAAATAGTTCCTCTTGTTTGTGAACCATACTATTATTATTAAATTTATAATAAATATCTAATAATCTCTGACCTACATACAAAAATATACTAGCTGTTATTCCAACAGATTCTACAGATTCACCAATTTCTGGTGTCTTATACACAACTTTATTATTTTTAGTAACATATTCCAATAAAAGATCTTTTTGATATAAATAAATATATTGCTCCTGAACAGTACGTAATCCAGGATTAAACTTCATCTTTTCATAATAAGAAGGGTGAAGAAGTTTACATATATTTTGATCTTTTTGATAAATATATCCTTCTACTACTGCATTCAGATCACTTAAATTCATTTTCACCTGATCTAAGCTTAATACAGGATTATTTTCTATGTTTTCTATAGATCCAGGAATTACACTAAAACCATTTCTTATAAATAATAAAAATAATTTAGCATAATTATCACCAAATCTTGATTCAAAACTAATATTAAATGTATTTTGATAATGAACTAATTCCATATAATATTGATTTTCAGGATTTAATTTAGATTCAAATTGTTCTTTTGTCATATTTAATTTGGATAATGCATCTTCAAACATTAAACCGTGTGATAATTCTGATTTAAAATTACTACTTATCTTATGTGTTTTATACATATCAATTTCACGACGTGTAGCATAAAACCATTTATTATTATAATAGAATACACTAATTAAGGTACCTTCATGGCTCTCAGTGAATAAAGTTTCTTCTAAATTTTCAGGAAGTTGATTTATATATTCAATGTTAGGATGACTATAAGATATAATCTTATTATTAACCGTATCAAATAAAATACTTCTACATGCATTAAATAATTGATTCTTGGAATATTCTTGAGAAGACTCGGTAAATAATTGAACTAAATTATGTTCAGGATATTTTTTATAATGAATTCGATGATGGTAAGGTTTATTAGGTATTTGACTATATATAAATTTAACTAATGCATCAATATTGAAAGTAGGATTCGATGATAAATAAGTTTGAATAATATCCATGTTTGTTTTCTTTTTAATAGTAATAAATCTTTAAAATCAATTTATTTTATAATATTATGAAGACACAATTATTTCTTTTATTTTATGTGATCCAACTTTTAGTAGCATTACCATATTTTACAACATGTAAGAATATTAATTTTATTACAGTAAGTATCTTTTTATTACATCATATCATTGATGTCTATGGTTATTTTGGTATATTTATTAATGAAACAATTGTTGAAACTGAATTTCACGTACTTATGATTCTTGTAATTTTATTACATTGGTATTTTAATAATTATCAATGTGCTATAACTAGAAAATTAAATCAATTATGTGAGAGAGATCATAATTCATGGGAATATAATATAGTTGGTATTATATCTACACATACAGGTATTCATTATTTACATACGTATTTACTCATTGGAATATTAATTTATGACTTAAATATTATATATTTATAATAATATGGATACCAATATAAAAATAATTGATTGTTTTATATTTTATAATGAATTAGAAATATTAACATATAGATTAAATATATTACATAACATTGTTGATTATTTTATACTTGTTGAATCTACACATACATTTGTTGGTAAAGAAAAAAAATTATATTTTAATGAAAATAAACATTTATTTGAAAAATTTAAAATAATACATATCATAATATCTGATTTTCCATATAAATATCCAAAAATAAATTTTAAAAATAATGAACAATGGCAAAATGAATTTTATCAAAGAAATTCTATTTTACAGGGATTAAAAAAAATTAATCTAAATGATCAAGATTTAATTATTATATCTGATGTTGATGAAATTCCTGATCCACTAACTTTAGAAAATTGTAAGAATGGTACTATTAAAGTTACATTTAACTCACTTGAAATGGATTTTTATAATTATAATTTAACAACATTAATTAATAAAAATTGGTATAGTTCAAAAATTATTTCATATAATAATTTTAAAAAATTTAAATCAAAATCAAATAGTATTCGTTATATTTCCAAAAAAATATCAGTACCAATTCCTAAAGGTGGATGGCATTTATCATATTTTGGAAATAGTCAATTTATTAATAATAAAATTATTAATTTTTCCCATCAAGAACTAAATATTCCAAATTTTACAGATATTAAAAAAATAGAAGATAAAATTAAAAATGGACAAGATTTATTTGATAGAAAAAATAACAAAATTACAAAAATATCAATAACAGACAATAAATATTTACCTATAGATTATGATAAATATTTAATATTCAATTAAATCAATTTCATTACGCTTATTTACAACGATAAATTTTTTTATTTTTATAAATGTTTTACTATATAATTCATTATTATGATCAACAATTTCTAGAGAATGTTCTTTTAATTTATCTTCAATATACTTTGCATATCGAAGAATAATATCATATATTTCATCACGTGGTTTATTTATTACATATTTTATAATTTCTTCTTGATCAACATCTGGATTCATAATTCGAAGTTGTAAATACATTATACTATATGTTAAACACATCCCATAATATGCATCTGCCTTAATCTGAACACCTTTTTTAGGTGATATATCAATAGGAGATATATATGCATAATTTTTTAATCCTAAATAATTTAGTAATTTATCATTAAATTTGGTATCTATTCCTTTCAAGATTTTTTTATTTTTATCAATTGTCATATAATGACCATGGGGTTCATATCTTTCAATTGTTTGATTAACTGTATCTATAAGTATCATATTAGCATGTCCCCCTGGTTGTTGTTCCCAAATAATATCAAAATAAATATATATAAATCTATTTTTTCTGCATTTTTGTAATTGTTTTATTAAATCATGAGGAATTAGTAATTCATCTCTAGTTACATTATATTGAATTGAATTTTCTACAATATAATTTGGTCCATATTTTAATGTATAATTTGTTACACAAACTACTTTATTGAATTTTATTTGATTCATTAATATTTTGATATAATTAGCTATATTTTCTGGTTTACTATAACTATATAATATTTCACCTGGATCCGCACCAGGTCCCAAACTTTGTTCATTTGCTAAAAAATCATTTATAGTTACAAAAGAATCCAAATTAGAGCTAGCTCTGCGTAATCTATTACTCTTTTTTGAATATTTTTGTATTAAATTCATCTTAGCTATTTTATAATTTTGATATTGATCACTCATATTCTTAATATAGGTTTAGAAAAAATATTATTTTTTTCATTATTCATATTATAGAGAAACATGTTAATAACAGATATTGATAAATTTATAGAAGACCAATTTAATTTATTACTTGGTCATACGTTTAATAAACCTATAAAAAAAGATGTTGCTGGGTTTGTTAGTTCTTACGAAAAAATAATAAATAATATTAATTATTCTAAAATATATGATTTAATCACTGATGATAAAAACAAAAAGAAAGTATCCCAAATAATAGAAAAATATATTCTATATTATTTAATTTTACGATCATGTTTAAAAGATGATAATGAAGATGTAGAATCTAAAAATGATGAAAAGATATTTGTAGAAAAGATATTTAATCTTTCAAATAGTATATTGACCTTAGATAGTTTAGCAATTAGTGAACTAGTTGATATATACCTAGCTTATTATACTACAGTTACCCTTTTGAAATTAGATGACTTTAAAAATAAAAATTTCTCAGCTCTTCCTCAAAATGAATCCACCACCGAAATACTTAATATTTTTAATGATATTGGAATTGAGAATGTTATGGCTTTTATGGATCCTAAGAAAAAACCCGAACTAGGTGAACACAATATATTAATTACATTATTATTTAGAAAACTATATGTTAAATCAGATAAAAAAGAAATTTCTTTAATCTTGGAATCATCTAGTATTCAAGATGCTGAATTCAAATATATTACTATTATCGAAGCTAGAATAAAAGAAACTGATTTTGCTTCATTAGAAGCTCTTTTTAATATTGAAGATAGAAAAACAGGAATTCCGGATGATTATTATAATTTAATAGATGATTATAAATTAGTTTCATTAGGTGATGTTGAAGAAAATTTAGATCCAGAAGTAGCAATCCAATCAAATTTATTATCTGACGATCGTAAAATTGCATACTTATTTCACAAAAAAATATTAATTCCAATTACTGATGAAATTTTGAGATATAATGTAGATACACAAGAATCAGAAAAATCAGAACAAAAAAATAATGCTACTTACAAAACCGATACAAGATTAAATAATATTGTTAATAAAGTAAATTTAATAACTGAATCAGCTAGAAATCCTGAAACTAAAAAATTATATTACCAACCCTTATTTTATCGTCAAGCAATTCCTGCAAATGATATAGAAGAAATGAAAATCATGAAAAAGTTTGCAGATATTGGACGTATCAATGCTGAAAATGTAACAAGTTTTATAGATTTATTATCTTTTCGTGTATACCCATATATAAATTTTCAAAATTATGCACATTATGGATTTTCTCACAAGCATTATTATACTACTGAAGCATTAAGATATACAAATTTTAGATTTGGTGCTAATAAAAATCCTGAACTTTTAAAACTCATTCACAACAAATACATGCAATGGAGAACTATTACCCATGATATGTTTAGAAGCAATAATCAACATGATTTTAATTCTAATATTATAGGAGTAGCATTTCCTACATATATCAATTATATGCCTTATGACATCAGATGTTTAAAATTAAATAAATCAATAAATGTAAGAAAATATAATCCGAATGGATATAAGATAGGAGCCTTTTTATTAGAAAAATTAATCAATGAAAATAAAACATTTAATAAAACACCTTTTTGGATATTTGATATAGATACAGATAAATTTTCACAAGACCAATATGATGATATTAATACAAGTGACCCAAATTATTTTAAAAAATTAATTAGTAAATTATATGACAAAGTAGAAGAATTGACATTATCTAGAATATTAAATATGTTTGCAATGTACGCACCATTAACATTATATCAATCTAATGAAATTTTACGTATTATTACCAAAAAATTTGTACCTATACCTGTTTATTCTGATAAAATGGCAGAAATAAATTATGCGAGATATTTTACATATTTACCTCAAAGATTAGAAACGGTTGATATTCGTGATATTACTTTTTCAACTGAAGATCTTCGTAAACTACCTGTTTATAATAGACCCAAAAATCTTGATTATGTAGTAGTAAAAGTAAGTAAAAATGAATCATCTGTTGAAAATATATTGGATATTGCATCATGCCAACACAATATAGATTTACGTGATATTGAACGTATTCGTGAAAGAGACCCTACCTCATTTACTAAAAAATTAAATGATTTCTATAAGAGATATGTAGTTGACCACATCAACAGTGATTATATTTGTAATAGTTGTAATCAAACTATTAATATAGATAAATATATTTATCAAGTAAATGATCTTATGAAAATCAGTGCTGAATCTAAAGTTCCGCTAGAAGAACAAAGACAATATAATAAGTTTGGAAAAGCAATTAATGCATTAGATAAAATCATTGAAAGAATGGGATCATTTTTTAATTTAACAGAATATATGGGAAATCATCCTAGTTCTGTAATTAAAAGAAGAGAAACAATTCGTAATTTATTAGATGTACTATTATCTTCACAAGATTTACGTTCTAAAAACCCTACTGATTTTGATAATGAAACAAGAATATTAAAAGAAGCTTCCGGAGCGAAATATAGTGAATACTTTGCATTTCCAGTTGAAAACGATATTTTTGTATATTCTAGTAGAGATACTGATAAATTTAAAAGAATGAAATATAATACTATCTTAACTCATATTGCAGTTATAATGTTATTAGACATTAATAATTCTAATATATTAACATTAAATCCTGATAAATTAATTAATGTTCTTGTATTTGAAAAATATGGTATGGGTACATTAGATGATTTGAAATTAAGAATTAATACATCCAATGATTTAGTTTATTTAGGTAATTATATATTAATGAGTTATGTAGTTTATTATATGGCATCAATGATGATTAGATATAAAATATATGAATTAGCACCAGAATCTCAAAATCAAGATGTTAAAAAGGGTATTCCTGCAATAGATCGATTAAGAATTATGCATACTATTATGCATGTGTTAGCAATTATAGTTGATCGAAAAGTTAAAAAACCAGATGAATATTTATATACTATTTTATCTACGAATTATTTTATTAAATTATCAACTATCTTTTCTAGTGAAAAATCAGAACAAACATTAACTGAATTAAGATTTTCAACAGAAAAAAGACTTCATCCTTCTAATGAAGTAATTGGTAAAAAATTAACAACTAAAAAACAATTTAGACATGAAATAGATGGTAAATTAAAACCGTTTGAATTATATAATACTGATATTTGGCAAGGTGAAAATATTTTTAGAAGATATTTTTTAATCCCTAAAGATCCATATGTTACAGAATTTACATCAGATGAAATTACACAAATAATAAAGAAAGATTTATTAAAAATGTATAAAATTGGTGCTGTAAAGTTAAATATTGATATTTTAAAATTAGATAGTTATACATTAGAGCAATTATATGATGTTAAAAAGAAATATGTTGAACTAATTAGAAAGAATATTCAAATTCAAAAAGATAATTTGGCAAAAGTAGAATATAAATTAAAAAAGAAACAAGAAAAACTTGAAAGTTTATTTAATAATTTGCAACATGAATTATTACCCTTTGATACTATTTTAGATAGCTTTGTAAATAAAATGGAAAAATATATCAGTGAATCTCAATCTATATTTAAAGATGATTATTATTTACGCAAATCAGTGTTTGTCATAAATCATGATATTGCTGGATATCCTATAAAACCATTTAAAATAGATAAAATTACTAAACAAAAAGATGTAATTATATATCGTGAAAATAAAACAGAACGTTATTATGATATTTATACATTAGCTTATTTAGGATACAAAGAAATAGGTGCTACTGAATTTGTTGAAGTTAAAAATAATAAATTTTTGATTATAAATTATTCCTTGGTAGATAAAATTAAGTATATGGGATTATATAAAAAATATGTTAATATCTTACCATTAGACAAACAAATTGTATATGAAACTAAATATAGAGGTGATATTTTATATACAAATGATGAATTAATTACTCAAATTGTCCAAAATAAAGTATCCCATGATAAAATCTTGATTGAAAAATTTCAACGTATTATTTACACCATTAGAAATAAAAAACAAAATACTGAAAAGCTAGATCTTACTAAAGAAGAAAAATTAATTAAAGAATTTAATTTGAGATTACAAAACGTTACTATATTAAGTGATAATTTTGTTTTATTTTTACAAAATTGGAAGAATGTATATAGTAGTTATAAATATATTCCTGATACAATAACATTAACAAATAATAAAAATAATAACTATATTGATTCTGATAGTATAATAGAAAATAATAAATATAATATATTAATTAAATATCTTTTACTTCAATTAATTAGTTTGATAGATATGAATTCAGATAAAACTAATATTAATTTGTGTAGTTTAATTGCAATGATATTTGATTTAATGTGGGAAGAATATGCTCCTGTAAATAACTTTGAAATTAATAAATTTTTATTAATCTTATATTCAGAGACAGAAGATGTAGTAAGTTCTAATATTGGATTGGAAGAACAACCAGAAGATTTGGAAAAATTAACTGAAGAACAACAAGCAGCGCTTAAAGATGCACAAGATGATTTTAAAGAAGAAAACGAAGCAATTGATGTAGAAGGAATGGATGAAGATGAAAAAGATTTGGGTGAAGATAGTTTAGCACAGATGTTACATGACCCGGAAAATGCTGATGGTTTCTAGTAGTTTAAGATGGTTTCTAAAAATTGTAAACTAAAATAAAAAAATATTAATAAACAATATTTTTTTAATTTAATCTTTTTAATTCTACTAAATGAGGTTTAAGTCTCAATGAAAGTTTTATTGAATCAAGACTTTTTTCATTATAATACACAGTACTTTTTGGATTTTCATCTTTTGACCATTTTTCTAATATAAACGCTGATAATACATAATTTACACTATCATCTTTACTATTATATTTTGCTGTAATATTATTTAATAATAATTCACGAATATCTGGTTTTGAAAGCCATGACATAAGATATGTTAATCTTGATTCCAATATATTTTTATTACCAGATTCATTTTTAATTATATCTTTGATAAATAAATATATTTCAAATATAACATCTTCACCAATTGTATTTCTAACCCCCTTTTTAATATTGTCTAAATCAGGTTTTTGTCTTAATATTGAACCAAATGAAATTTTTCTCCAAGAACCTGGATTACCTGCTCTTCCCGCACGTCCTCGAGCTTGAGCTAAAATTCTTTCTTCATCTGAATTAAAACCTACTATTACATGAAGACCTTTAGGTGAAAGTTTAGAATTATATTGATAATCACTTCCTCTTCCACCCAAATTTGTTGTAATAATAATTCTATTCGGACCCAATTTTTCTTCTAAAATATGTTTATCTGAAGATGCTTCATATATAGATGGATTTAATGATTGTGTTTTGAGATAATTATATACATCACGTGCACGATCTGGATTTTCTGTAATTATTAGAACTGGTTGTTCTTTATTCCGTAATCTTATTTCTTTTAAAATTTCACCATGCCATTCTTCAATCTTATCAACATGAATAGATGGTTTAATTTCAACAAGTTGAGGAACTGCAAATTCAGGTAAAATAACTGGAGATTTATCTATTTTCCATACTTTTCTTTGAAAATCAAGAGTATCTTTATCTAATCCAACAGTTCCAGATAATCCAAATATTAATTCTGATTCCCTAATATATCTATATAATGAATATGATCTAACAGAAATTGTAGGTTCAGTAAATATAGCTTTAAAATATTTATATTCTAAAAATTCTTGAATACCATTACTAAATCTCATATTACTAATAATTTGTCCAGTACCAATATCTAAATATTGTATTGCACCCATAAAAACAATTCCATATACTTGTTCTTTGTTTTTAAGACGAATTAAACTAATTAATTCGATTATTCTATTATAAGTAGATTTAGATTCAGATGGTAAATCATCTTCTTTAATTGACCATTTACTAATTTCATTTTTAAATTTAGTTAAAATTGTTGGATTATTATAATTAGAATAAAAAATATTTATTATATCAATTAATGGTTTAACATTTATTTGTGGATTATATTTACCAAAATCAATTATTTCAGCGTATAAACTCTTAACCATAATAAAATTTACACCTGGTTTATAATCACTATTTGGGTTAAATATTTTAAATGCATTTAAAACCCATACTTTTTTTTCAGAATTCCATCTATTTACAAAATTAGGATATTTTTTAGTAACATAATCATCACCTAATTCAGTTATAGCTTTAACTCCTGTTAAAATTGGATAATTTGTAAATTGTGTAAAAAATTTACTTGTTTCATTTGCAATATATATTAGAACATCTTTTACTATTTGTGCTGAAGGATCTTGGTCTGATGTCATAACTCGACCACCAGCATTATCAACAAGATGACTATCAGATTCATCTAATATTATAGTTCTACGAACTGCATTATTTAATAATTGTTTGGGAACACTTGGATCACTAGCTTCATTAAGAGCTTGAGCTTCAAAATCATATGGTGTGCCATATATAATATCATCTATATTACCTTGATCATGAATTCCACGTGCTTTAAAACCATATGCATCAAAAAGTGCTTTATTAGATTCTCGACCATCTGTAGCTAAATCATTAGTTACAGTAATTACATGAACGGCCATTGGTCTTTGATCATTTCCATTATATGGAACCTTTATTCTTTTTTGAAGAATTGCAATCATTGCTACAATTAATGATTTTCCTTGACCAGTTCCAGCTTGAAGTAGAATATTTTTTCCTTCTAAAAATTGTAAAACAGCTATTAATTGATTATCTCTAGGATATTGTCCATTAATTTTACAAACCATCAATGCAATTTTAGCTATTTCTCTTAAAATAACTTCATCAAATGTTCCTAATCTTGGATCAGATGGATTAATTTTACTTTTATTAATTGTTCTTTCACCATCTTTAATATATTCATCAATAATTCTAAGCTGTTCACTTATAATTTTAGCTTCAAGATCAACAATTGATTTTTTATCTATTAAATATTGAAGTAATTCTTCACGGGATCTAATTTTAATAGTAGGTGAATCACTTGCTTTTCTTATCTTACCAATACATGATTCAAACATTTTAAAATCTGGATTTATTTCTCCACTGAATTGATTTAATTGATTTATTTGATTTATTTTTTTTAAATATTTATTTAATTTATATTTATACATATATTATAAAATTAATAATTTAAAGCTTATGAAATATATCTAATATAAAATGTCAACTCCTGATTATTTATATGAAGATCCTGCTGTTCCTAATCAAAAATATGTATGTATAAGTGTTCTCACACCCAAAAACTTTAAACAAGAAGAAGGTAAGGAACCTATTACCATTAGTACGATGAAAGTTCGTGGATGTTATGATAGTGTAGAAGAAGCTAAGAAGCGTGCGGATTTTCTTAGAAATATTGATCCTAATATCAATGTATATGTAGGAGAAGTAGGTAAATGGTTACCTTTTGATGATGATCCGGAAAAAGCCAAAGATCATGACTACCAAAATAAGAGATTAAACGAAATGATGAAAGGTTATTTGGAGAACCAAGAAAAGGCTAAGGAATTCCATGAACAAAGAAAGAATGAACTAATTATGAAGACTCACAAAGATAACGAAGCAAAGGCTGAAAGAAATAAGGCCAGACAAGCGAGACGTGAAGCTGGTGAAACAGTAGATGATGATGCGGAAGAAAAAGCGTTTATGGATCAACAAAAGAAGGAAAGTAATGTTAACGTAGAAGTAAATAAGGTAAAGGGTGAGGACAAGAAAAAGGCCTTAATGAGTAAAGAACAAGAAATTAAGGTTAAGGAAAAAGAAATTAAGGATAACAAGGCTGAAGTTCAAAAGACACAAGAGGAATATGCCAAGTATCAACAGAAGAATGAAAAAGTTAAGAAGGAATTACAAGATGCAAAGAAAGTATTTGAGGAGATGTTAGCTTCTAGTAAAGATGCTAAGAGTGGTAAAATTGCAACGGCTGGTAGTATGTAATTTTATAAAAACTTCTCACAAATTTAGATAAATTTATAAATATTAATTATCTCAATTAATATTAATGATTAGTCAAACATTTTTAATACTAGGTGTTATTTTACTTTCAATTGGATTTTCCAGAATGTATTTTACCAAGGATAATAGTAAAATAATTTATAGATATATTCCTAGAACATTTAAAGAAGATCAAGAAAATCCTGTACCGTTAAGTGATTTATTTGGAAATATGTTTGCAAATATTGAACCATCAAGTATTACATTTTTTGATGAAAAGGTTAAAGCTGCAAGAAAATTAGATACATTATAAAGATTTAAATAATAATTTATATAAGTAATTATGTTTTCACACCAATATATTACAACACCTATATTTAGCCCTACTATTCAATTAAATACTACTCACGTAGTTACTACCACACCTACATCAACAATTTACCATAATTACATAAACAACGATAATTATCAAGATTATTATAATGATTATGGTGTATCATTTGTATATGTAGAACCTAAAAAATTAATAAATATCCCATTTATTGGTCATAAAAATATTCCTGCAAATTCATTTGATACAATTACAATGGAAGAAATAAAAAATAATGATATTTTAATTGATTTTAAACGGGATGGTAAAACAGAATATGAATATAATGCATTTTATAAAGAAAGTACGTTGGATAATATATTAGCATCGGGGAAGAATCAATTTACAATGAACCCCTTGAATTATGGATCTATTGTAAAATATTACGCCGATGTACCAGAGTGAATCTGGTGGAATATTTTAGTATATTACTCATAACTGCCATTTCTTCTGATGCATCACCCTATGAACAGTTTTCCAGTCAAATTTATTAGTATAATGATTTAACACTAATTCCTTATTATTACTTTGGGTGCCAGCAAATGGACCAGTTAAAACATGTTTATCACCATATTTCTTATGAGCATAAGTTCCCTTATTTTGATAATATGTGGTAATTACCGTCCATGTTAATGGACCATGTGCAGTGTGACCTTCATCTTGACGTTTAAAATCAATTGGTTCGGCAAACATTATAATATAATATATAATATATTTTATTATAATAATATCAGCTCTTTAGAATCAATTCTTTTCAATATTAATGGTTTTTCTAATTCTTTTTTATTACTTTCATCAATATTTCCTGGTGGTGGAGGTGTTACAATTTTTTTTATAATATCATAAATTCTAATAAATAAATTGGGGGTATCTATATTTGGAATTACAGATGTTAATATTTTTTTAGTCATATTATAATTATAATTCAAATTTAATTTTAATATCATATAAAAAATCTAATATGTCTACATATTCATAAAGTTCTTCATTTGACATATCTTCTATATCATATTGTTTATCTACATTATGATATCGATGCATTAAAATTAACGTTATTGCTGAGGCAACAGGCAAAAAATAATACATTTATTATTTATATCTCTTGATTTGTTTAGATAAATGGATATCAATTTTTATAAAAATTTTTAATGTGATTTAACCTTACTTACAATAAAACCAGTTCCTTTTGGTTTACATAATTCATTAATATTAAAAATATTTTTTTTCTTATCATCTTCTTTTTGATAATTTTGTTCATGAAATTCAATAAATTTAGAACTACATATTGGAAATGGATCTTTTACTTTTGCTTTATACCAAAAAATTCTATCATTTAAATCTCTTGAATTACTTGCATTATCAATAATCATTGTTCCGTAATTTTCTGTTAATTGATTAAAAATATTCTCAAAATATTCATATTTTGGAAGCAAGCTAGCGTAATGCTCGTATAATTTTCGTCTTCCTGTGAATGTTACATCATCGAGCATACAAATGTAGTTGAAATTTGTACGCACTGATGGAGGAATTGCTAAACTATATTGTAAAACAAGAATTAAAGTAATTGCTCTATGTCTACCTTCACACATGATTGAAACAAACGATGGATCATCAATCCATGCATCTTTTTTACTTTGTAAATCATCCATAACTAAAAATACACGTGGATCTATCAATGTTTTTCCTTTTTTTTGTCTTTCAATATTTTTCTTAAATATTCGATCTTGTCGATCTAATAGATTAACTAAAATTTCAGGTTTAAAATCATGATAAATAAAAGAAGACGGAAAAATAGAATCGTAGAATTTAGTTAATTTATCTGTAGGTGCAATAACAATACCAGCTGGAATATCATTTAAAACAGATAAAATATCTCTAACTACCCAACTTTTTCCTGATCCTGATTTAGCAATAATACATATTCTAGGATTTAAAAATTTACCATCTTTTCCATGACGTAATTTATTTAAATCAAAATCTGAAACAGGCATAATTTTTCCACCAACAGAAATTTCCTTCATACCACTAAAATACAAAAAATTTTTAATAAAAAATCATCTATTATTAAAAATCATAAGAATATGTATTGTTTCTTCGAAACTAATCTACGATTATAAAAATACAATGTTTTAATCTACGATTATAGTTTCTTCGAAACTAAAAGTTCCCTATATCCGTAAATATTTCTCCGCCGTGTTGAACACCCTCATCCATTGTAATAAAATACAAAGAAACTATTAAAATTACAAAAACAACAATACTTCTTCTATTCAAAGATGTTGTCTTTCTAGCATTTATGTAACAATCAAATCTCTCTATTACATAGTAAACAAATGTTCCAACCATAGCTAATACCAACGGCATCTTTAAATATTTCATGTAAGAACTATCAATTGACAAATTATTCATCTTATACATTTAAATGGGAAAAATATTTAAAAGATTTAACGTCCTGATTAGGTTTTTTTTCTTCTTCTTCCTCTTCTTCTACTGCATTTAGTTTATTAATATTACTATATTCTTCTATTAAATTATTATTATTATTTTTACTTACATCATAATAAACAGATGATTCAGAATTATTATTATTAGTCTTAAATACTTTATTCATATTCATTTTTGAAGGGGGGATAAATACATTTCTATTCTTCTCTTCTGTTTGAATATTTAAAATAGAATCTCTTAAAGTTTTTTCTGTATTAGATTCTTTTTGTGGTGTAAAATTATTAAAACTAAATGTTTTACTATTATTCTTTAATATAACATTATTTTCTGTACCAATTACATCATGCAATTGACGTGGGGATGATGGTGTAATTTCACTTCTTCTTCTACGTTCTGATTTTAATAAACTCTTAATTTGTTTCCCTTCTGATTCCATATCATTTGGCATTTTATTATTGTTATTCTCTAAATATGTCTTAATTGTAATTTGTAAAGGAATCATCTTTCTAACTGCATTTTTTATACATTCTTGAATTATTTTAAATATTTCTGCTTGATTACGCTTGATATCAATAGGTGAATCACGATGAGAAAACAAAAATGGTGTATTATAAAAAGATCTGGCACATTCTATATAAACTAAATGAACAAAATTCTTAAAATCATCTTGAATATTTAATTCTTTTAATAATTCTTCACTGTAAGCCATATTGGTATTTGTTAATACAACGATGTTAGACTTTATAACAGCCTTTAACAAATCTTCAATAGTTCCTTGTATATTATTTAATCGAATGATTCTTTGATATTCAGTATCTATAATATTAGTATTCCATTTAGGAACACCTGATAATAAAATTTGAAATATTTTTAATTCATCATTATTCTTAGCGTTCTTTTTTGCTTCTTCATAAATATTTTGTAATCCATCATAAATAAGTGGATATAATGAGTTCACTAAATGAATTGTATACTCTTGTTTTGTTTCAATTAAAAAGTTCATTATTTATCTATAATTTAATATTTTAAATTTTATAATTAATCTTGACGTAATAAAGATTAAATATATTATGAAAACCTAACTAAAGGCAAATAATTTAGTCATAAATGTGATGATTACCGCCACGTGAACTTAAGAAATCAATATCTTTTTGTGTCATACATCTGCATCCTTGTTCTGTGTCACCATCTCCTAAATGATTTATATTTGAAGAAAAATATGTTTTATTATAGTTAGGATCGGTGTTAGGTTCAGGTGTCATTTGATAATTATTTCCACAGCATTTCTTGCTGTATACTGGTTCAGGAATACCTATGTCATCATATAAATCAAATTGTTCGGTATTGGTAAAGGAATCAGAGTGCCAAAAAAATGCACAATAAATGATAAATATTACTATTAATCCTAAACTTATTTGCTGGGTTGTTATTTGTTCTGTATTCATAATGTTATATTATAAATAAAATATTCTATAAATCTATTTCTTTTCTTTTGGACGAACAATTAAATGTAATTTTTTAACTGTCCAATTTCCAGTAGAATCTTTTTTACGTTTGTAATAATCAATTGTTAATTCATCGTTAGTGTATTTTTCTATTAATTGTTTTAATTTTACTTGCAATTTGGTATTAGTAATAATATGTTTGTAAAATGTATCAACTGTTACATTAAATTTATATTTTTCTGCAAATTTATAATTCATATACATTATTGATTGCATAAATTCATTTAATTGATAATCATCAGGGTTTAATGTTTTCTTTAAGGCTCTGATAATATAAAATCCTTCCGGAGCTACTATAATACTTCCTTGAGTTTTACCCTCTATGTATGTAATAATAAATGTTTGAATATCAGATAATGATGGTATTTCATAAACTATCCCTAATTTAGCTCTTGCACCTGGTGTTGGAGTTGGAGGGTGAGTATGGTACATAAATTCATAATCATCTGCATCATCAGTTATTTCTGGAAAATAGATTTCAGGATCTGCACGATCAGATTCTTTATGAGTAGTAACAATAATTCTTTCTAAACCATGTTTATCAAAATCTAATAAACCACCATGTTCAGAATACTTTTTTCTACTAGAATGTTCATATTTTTGTTGACCACCGTCGTGCATTAAAGCATCTAATATAAATAAATCATTTTTTTCAACTGTAAATACTTTTGCTTTACCAATATATTTGTACTTGGATATATTAAGTTTTTTACTCATAGTGTTATAAAATAATTTTTTTTACACTGGATTTTGCCTATAATTATCTCGACACAAAGGACAAAAAATAATCTTGTAATTCATGCTATATGAATATCCATTACAACATGTTTTACATAGAGTATGTTTACATGGTTCAAGAATTGTTTGTGTATTTTTATCCATCATGTAATAACAAAGTGAGCAAAATACCGTTTCGGTTGATTTTGATTTAATTTGTCCCATTTTTTTATTATTAAAATTGGATATAATAATAAAAAAATTTTTCAATTATTTTTTAATTATTCTATACCGTGAAGTGCCAAATTTAAGAACGCTTTTTTCAAAAAGTGTTCTTAAATTTGTTAGCACAAGCGCTACAAGACAAATTTACCAGATGTTAAGTACGGAGTACTTAACATCGGTATTTGCC